TTTACATTATTAGAAACCTTAAGAGAACCAAAAGTATGTGTACCTCCACCTCCTGCGAAGGTTCCTCCTGTAACAACTGATAGAGCAATCGCAGACGTAAGACCCGTCCCAAAACTACAAGTCGAATCATTACAAGTTAATGTTGCTTGGTCTGCTGCACCACTGTCAGGGCCAATTGATGTGGCTCCTGTTACTGTAAGTGCTCTGTTGCTTCCTGTCGTATCTAATGTTCCTGCCGTTATTGTAAGGTCGCCACTTATTGTCATCGCATCTGTCAGTTGAACGGTATTGCCACCATTATTTATTGTAATATTCCTAATTGTTCCTGATGTTGCTAATAAATCTATTGCGGTAGTCGTTGCTGTCGTTATAGTTATATCCGTATCTGTCCCACTTATTGCACCATCAATATCCACCGCATAAGCATTACTATTCTCTCCATCAATAGTAAGTTCTTGGTTGTCACCATCAATAGTGCCTCCAGAATCTACCTGTAACGAGTTCCAAGTATGTGTTGTGTTTAGCGTTATAGTATGTCCACTCTGAATCTCAACATCGGATGTTGCATCTGGAACTGCACCACCTGTCCAAGTTCCTCCAACGTTAGAATTGCCTGACCCTGCGGACGTTATTACAGCCATTCAACCTCCACGGCGAAGCCGCAGTCTATATCCAGAACACAAGTAGCGCTTTCGCTCATTGTGGGGCGAATGGCTGAGATGACGGCAGCTAAATTCATGCTACCTCAGTCTGCCATTAAATATACTGTAGCTGTCTGAGTTCCGGCACCGCCGGTCTTATAACAAGAAACTCCTATAGATTTAATAGGAGTCGTAGATATAGCTTTATAAGCATTAGGTGTCGCTGCTGCAACTGCAATATCGTCTCCAATCTGTGTCCAATTACTTCCACCAACTGAACCCGGAGTTGTTACTAAAGTACCCCATACCTTAAAAGTATAATCACCACTTGCTGTTACATTGAACATCTGGATGCCCATACGTTCCTTTCCAGCAACATCTGTATTATCCAAAATTACAGTTCCTGTGCTTCCAGTAGCCGCAACTGTTACAGTTGCTGCACTAGCTGAAGTTGTTACTGAAGATGTAGATGTAACTCTAATTGAAGCGTCACCACTACCATCAGCTACAAATTTATCGTATTCGCGTCCTCCGCGAGTATCTTTTAGTGCCATTTTATATCCTTTTACTTTTTAACGTCGCATCCCTAGGGAATGAATCGACATGTTTTGGGGGAGATTTAAGGCTCTCCCCCATGACCTTGCGTATGATTTTAACTATTCAGTTAAGTCTATTGATTCTTGAAAACAACCGCAGACAGTGCATTGACGATTTTCAAACCATATCTCATGGATAGGTAAGAACCGACAATTCCAAATCCGGGGTTAGCTTCTTCAACCGTAAGACCACGTCTTTCGACATAAGCTACTGGTTTCACCGAAGCATCCATAACCAAGTACTGGTCGGCGGGGACCCAAGGATTAGATACAATCTGCAATCCATAAATGTTCCCAACAACTCGTGTCTGATTTGTGCTCTCTACGAAAGTGTTCGCTAATTTTGCTGAACCGGGGTTAGCTCCACTACCTTGTGCTGTAGTTGCACCATCACCAGCAGTGAATACTGCGGTAAAGTCTGCAAGCTGCAATAGTGAGTTAAAATGTCCGGGGCTAATCAAAAGTGTATCGGCGTTGTAACCATGTTGTCCAATTCGGTCAATTGCAAGCAATAGGTCGTTAAGTGAAACGTCCCCAGCGCTTGATGTAGCCGTATTGATGTAGTGAGTCCTCTTCAAATTAGCTGTAGTTGCGTTAGCATACGGATATACACGCTCGTTTCCGGTTTCTACTGCTGCATCGGATAGACCATCACCAAGGAAACCCCCGTGGGGATTCGTTGAAAAGGTCGTAATTGCTGCCTCTGTATCTCCGGTTGTAGCGTCAATATTAGTTGCTCCGCTAATTCCTGTCATATAAGTCGAATCTGCGATACCAAACATACATTTGATAAAGTGGTCAGTAATATGTCTGTCCACCGCTTTTCGTGCTTCGTTCAATGCGAGCTCAACTTCGTTGAATCTCGAATCTTCTATCATTCTGCGGGTTACTCCGACTGCAATTCCCCATTCCCTGACACCTACACGCTCTGAGCGCATCTTGGTGTGCTGGTATGCAGGAGTGCTACCTTCATCAATACTCTCCATCTTCATGGAAGGTAGTGAAAAGGTAAGGTCAATGTCCCCACCTGTGTCTGTCGTCATGGACTGTGCAAACATCGAAATAACTGGAAGTTCCGTAGCTTTGTAATCGCCAAGTGCGTCTTTGTAATCTACAAGTACGCGCTCTCCTACTCCACCATCGGCTGCTCCCACATTCTGAGATGTTAAAAGTCCACTAGCTGCTGTTACTGGCATATTTTATCTCCTTAGTGCAGAATCACTTTACAAAGTGCCCCTGCTGCTACGTCCTCTAGAGTCATGCAAGCCATTAAGTTTGCTTCTCCAGTTCCTGTGTGTGCTATAACTTCTCCGGGATTACTCGCATCTACCATGCATATTTGTCCTGCTGCTAAGTTAGTGTTCTGTACTACTCGTACAATTGAACCACTTCCACTAATTACGTTAACCATCTCACCGGTTTCTGCATCTGTTAAAGCTACACCAATCGATGGAATGACTGCAGTAGTTGTGGGTTTAACTTTACCGTCAGTGTGGACCATTAATAAGTCCCCAGCTGTAACGGTTGCCGTTGCTACAAATGGTAATATACGCGCAGGCGCTCCACCATCGTTTACTAAAATTTCTGTTGCCATATTTAATCACCTTTTAGCGCTTCTGTATTAAGCGCAATCTTCCCGTCCTTCATTGCGAAGAGACGAGTTACTTCTTTTTCAGCCTCTATGGGCTGTTCTTCTACGTCATGGGCCTTGCCCTTGCCGAAAGTTCGCTCGGAATCTTCTGTCTCTGGAATATTTTCCAAAGCAGATGCAAAACCATCCAGTTTGGTTTCTTCCCAAGCTGACAGTTCCTTCTCCCTTGCGTCCTTTGTCTCTTCAGTCAAAGCGTTCAAGATTAACTCTTTTGATACAATCTTTGAAATGAATGCTCCTTTACGTGCCCTTGCTTCCGCAGTTGCGCGCTCTTCAGCTTCCTTCTCAAAATTAGCGATTGTACTAATTGCCTCTGTGTATTTCGAATTAAGCTCTTCGTGAACATTTTTCAGCTCAACTAGCTCATTCTTTACTGAGGCGAACTCCCGCTCGACAATTGACTCGGCATCTGACTTCTTTTCAACTGTTTCTTCAGTCATAGTTGTGTCCTCTTTTGAGTCTTCACACTCACATTTCTTTCCACCTGCCCCGCTATCGCAGCAAGGTTTTTCTTCATTTCCTTCATGGTCCCCACAGGGTCCATCTATAGTGCAAGACTCACAAACTGGAGTTGCAATTTCATTATCAATAAAGCTCAATTCGGCAGGTCGTATATCCGTAGCGAATGGCTCCCCCATGACTTCAACATCATTTGAGGCCCAGTCAATACTGACATGTGTAATACCGCCTTCTTCAACCTTATCTAGCACTTCTCGTGCCCGTTCATTAGCATTCTTGTCGATTTTAGCCAGCATTTTAATAGCTGTCAGTCCATCGTCCGTTTCAATTACCTCTGGATTAGTAGCTTTACCTATTAAATCCGTAGGTGTACGCTGGTGCGTATAGTATATAGGTAACTCGTTAAAATTACTTATACTATCTTTTATAATCGCCGGTTCTATATAAACCTTTTGGTCTCCATCGGCATCGTGGAGCCCAGAAGTAATGGCCGTAACAGGGAATTCAACGAAATCCTCTCCTATTGATAGCTCTCCAACAGTCATAGCAAAGGTTCTAGTCTCTTCCTGATTTATGCCTTGTTTAGCGAAATTACGTTCTACGCCATTTTCGTCAGCCCATAGTTTACACATACCGGCTGCCATAGCTTCGTGGTTTTCAAAGCCTTTCTTTTTTAAACTTTGTCCTGTTTGCACAATGCAGTTGTCGTACTCACTCATTCTTACTTCTATCTCCTGAAACGTTTGCCGCTGGTTTGTTACCTTCCTTTGCGACCCTCTCGCGTTTCTTCACTGTCCGATTCTCAGTTCTTTTGCTTTCTTCTTTCTTGTCTTCATCTTTTCCACCAGAAACGTTGACATTCTCTTCTGTATTCTGTATTTCTACAACTCCAGTAGGGTTCATACCACGTTCCAGTCTTACCTCTTCAGGTGAAAGCACACCCTCAGCGAGATAAACCATATCTGTCTTAGCCTTCACGAAGGAATCATCGACATTGATTTGGCGGAACTTGAATTTCGCGTCCCCAAGTTGCGGAAGTAACTGCGAATTGAGTGCAGCTTCCACGGACGCTTGTAAATATTTAACGTAAGGCTCGAAAATAGGTCTTGCTTGTTCGGGTTTCTCCCACATTGTTATGGGTACCTTAAGTGCCATATGAATCTTTTTCGTAATATCGTCCATATATTTGCCATATTCGAATGCTCTCTGGGTTCCTTGTAGCTCCTTGACTTCAATATCATTACCATGAATAATGTCTTCGCCGGGTTCCAAGGAATTAAAAGCCGATACAATCTCGTTAATTTTATCAGGGCCATAAGGCATATCGGGGAGTCCAGCGCTAATATCAAACCTACTAACAGCGTATTTATTGAGAGCAGTTCCAACATCCCGTTCTGCATAGTCTTTGAGGTCAACCAAATAAAGAATTGGATGGATGTCAGAAAGACCATAAGCGTAATCATCGAATGTGTTGTTAAGGAGGTGAATAATTTCATCTTCCTCAAACCTAACATCCTCACTCGGATTATCAATTCTCTGATAGTAATGCATAATCTGGCCATTCTCATCCCTCTGTATATACATGTTCTGTGAAGAACGTAGAACCAAATTGTCACCAGTCCATTCTAGATAGCCAGTACCGAATATTCTTCCGTTCCTCAACCAGCCGTATATAAGCTGGTCTATATTAATTTCAGAAAACATTGCAGTTATAGACTCTTGTAAGGCCTCGTCATCAGTGACAATATCCCAACCGTCCTTACTAGCGTATAAACATGGAAGGTCAATTAGAGTTCGCACTAATGGGTCACTCAAATATGTATCCATATAAGCTCTACCATCGCCTATAGGTTTTTCAAAATCCTTCCCTATTCCATACTTTTGTTGTAAACGAAGACGTTTTATTACACCTTCACCATAAGAGCGAGGTTCGTCCTTCTTATAAGGAGGGTTGCTGCCAACAGTAGCAAAAGTGCGCCTGAAGGGCCAATAATCACGGAGAGCCATTTATAACCACTTAAATATAATGTATTGTTACTATATAAAGGTTTTCCCTAAATACCACGTAATTTGGGTTTATTTATCTTATTTAGACGAGAGCGAGACCTTAAAATACCCATCGGGCCTCGTCTCCCTACATCAGATATATCTCGTTTCCTTTTCTTTTCTACGGATAAAGAAGCGAAAGTTCCTTCTGCTGGAAGCATAGAAAGTGCTGCGTGTATACCAATAACAGAACTATCACAATAATCGTCGTGTTTTGTATCTGGTGCAGAAATTTTTTCAGTTTTATTAGCTATATCCATCACATATTCTAAATCCATATGTTCTCTAAGCCATTTTCTCACTAATTTAGCCTCATTTGGTGGTAAATTGTCAGGATTTGGTAATTTTACTTGTTTTTGTTGTATATATGATACATAATCTCTATATACTTGCGTCTTAGTACCTTTAGGGCCTCCAGTAAATATAAAGGCT